CTTGAGTATCAGGGCACCAAGGCTGGTGGTGGTCTGGGCATCAAGGCTGGTGGTATTACCAAGACAGATATTGAGATTGCCCGAGAGCAGACAAATCGGGTCAAGCCCTCGTTTACCCGTGACAGGTTCTGGAATCCGCCGTCTTACGATGGCATGGATTACGGCTATGAGGACTACTAATGTCTACCCTGACCAGTATGGCTATGCAGGCGATGGTGAACCAGTTTGGGAGGGAGTCTACGCTTAGAAAAGTTTCTCACGGAGCTTATGACCCTTCAACTGGTAGCGTAGACTCTATTACAAACACTGATTACACTGTTAAGTGCTATATGTCTGACTACAACCTATCTGAAATAGATAATGATAGTGTAGTTATGGGAGACCGGAAGGCCCTCCTACCTTCTGTAGATATTTCTGGTGGTAGCCTACCTGAACCGGACGTAGGTGATAAGATTGTGGGTTTTGGCGACACTGTAAATGTAGTTTCCACTCAGAAGATTTACCATGCCGATACTCTCGTATGCTACATCTGTCAGATGCGTGAATAACTATGGCACGTAGACCATCACCTAGACAAATTACCTTGCAGGTCACCAAAGACCGTATCTCTGAGATTACTTCACAAAGGGTAGAGGAAAGGTTAGACGACATTGCCTATTACGCCACTCACACTGCTCTCACTGGAGGTGGTCGTGGGGACGGTGTTGATACTGGTGCTTACGTAACTTCCTTCTCAATGGGTCCAGCAGGCTTCGGTGGTGGTCGTAGTAGAACCTCAAAAGGTAAGCCTCGCAATCAAAGCCCCTCTCAGAAAAAGCAAGAAGGTTACGACCAACTTAAGAGCGATATTGCTGGCATGAACCTCAAGCAAATGATTGAGGATGGTAACGCCAGAGTGACCCTTCGCAACAGAGCGCCACATGCCGAAGATGTTGAGTATGGTGATAGCTGGAAAAGTCCGGGTTATGGAGTCTTCGGTAAAATCAGGAGCAAGTTCAGGTAATGGCTATCTATGATGACATTCGAGCAGCTTTTGAGGTTGAACTTTCCAACATAAGTGGCATTCCTCAGATTGCTTATGAGAACGTCAACTTCACCCCTACTACAGACACTAGCTTTGTAGTCCCCCGTCTGGTCCCCACCTCTCGTAGACCAGCAGTCCGTGGTATCAACCCACAGAAGCGTTATGACGGTTTCTTTCGAGTGTCTTGCTATGTAGCCGAAGGTAATGGCCCTGCCGCTGCTGATGACCTCGCCAACCTTATCATAACCGCATTCGATGCCACTACAGACATCAGCTACACCAATGCCTCTTCAGAAACAATTATCGTATCGGTAGACTATGCTGAACGTAATGAGGGTAGGGCTGTAGATAACTGGTACGAGGTCGTAGTGGACATCGGCTGGTACATATATTCGCAATAAGGAAACACCATGTATAAAGCGAAACAGAACTTTGCCTACGCTGGCAAGACATACTTCGTCTCAGATGAAGTCCCCGAAACTGTAGCCAAGTCGGTTGATCCCGCCCTCACGGAAAAACCCAAGGCTAAGAAATCAGAAACTTTTGATACCCCTGAAGGAGAATACTAATGGCTTTCTCACAAGGCAGCCGCTCCAGCCTAGCTTATATCGCTGAGAGTTCTTTTGGAAGTACGCCCTCTACACCAACTTTCACTAAACTGCCCTTTAATACTCACTCTCTGGACCTTACCAAAGACCGTGTTGAAGGTAACGAAATCCAATCGGACCGTATGCCCCGTGTTGATCGTCACGGCAACAAATCGGCTGGTGGGTCTATCGAAGTTGACCTCCGTAATGGCGACTTTGATGAATTTATTGAATCGGCCATGCTCTCGACTTGGGATGACAGCCCTGTTGGTTCTGATGACGAACTGAAAGTTGGCACTGCACCCAAATACTTTACCATTGAAGATGCTGCTGAGGATATTTCTCAGTATCGAATGTTCACTGGCATGTCTGTGTCGAATATGAATGTTTCGATTGCACCTAACCAGATGGTTACTGCTACGTTTGAGATGGTCGGTAAGACCATGACACAATCTGCTAGCACAGGCTCGACTGGGGGTACCCCCAACTCCACATCCTTGGCTTCTCCGTTTGATAGCTACAGTGGGACTATTTCTGATGGCGGCTCTGGTATTTCCATTGTCACGTCAATCGACTTCTCTATGGCTAACTCTTTTGCCCCTACCTTCGTTATTGGTAGTGACAGTGCCCAACAGCTTGAGTTTGGCCGTGCTGTGGTGGAAGGCACTATGACCGTCTACTACGAAGATGAGACACTGATTAACAAGTTCCTTGACGAGACGGAAAGTGCTGTTGAAGTTACTGTAGATGACCCTACTGGTAGCAATACATACACCTTCTCGTTCCCCCGTGTAAAGTATAATGGTGCTTCTGTCCCGGTTCAGAACCCTCAGTCGCGTCTGGTCACGCTTCCGTTTGTAGCTCTGTATGATGCTACCGCTGAGACCAACCTTCTGATTAAGCGCCCGGATAGTAACCCTGCTTAATCTTACGAATCCCTAGCTAGGGACGGGGAGGCGTGAGTGTCGGGTCTTGCGTCTCCCCACTTAAGAATACCCGACTACAACACCATAACCCAATTCGACAATATAGAAAGGATACCCGACATGGCTGATCTTCTGGCAATCGGTAAAACTAAAGAAACTACTGACGTAACTCTGTATAACCCCATTACTTCTGAAGTTTTGACCAATGACGACGGCTCTGAAATGACTGTCACCGTTCACGGTCCTTACTCCAGTAAGTATAAGTCTATCTCCCACCAACAGCAAAACCGCCGTCTTCAGAAAGCACAGCGCACTGGTGGCAAACTTAATCTGTCTGCTGAGGAGATTGAAGCCTCTGCCCTTGACCTTCTGGTTAAGTGTGTAGCTGACTGGAATATCACTCTTGGCGGTGAGAAGCCTGAATGTAATGAATCTAAGGTTCGTGAAGTCTTTACTGACCTTCCTTGGGTTCGTGAACAGGTGGATGCTGCTCTGGGGGACGCTCAGGCTTTTTTGGCACCGTAAGGGCTGAACTAGAGGAGTTTGCCGAGCATACGTTCAGGATGGATCGCAAGGTCTCTAGTGGTGGCAAGAAGTCCAAAGGACAGACTACAGAGCGCGACCATCTTGAACAAGTAGCTAAACAGCTAGGAAAGGATGTAGAACAGATTGAAGAGTTCAACCAAAGAGCCTTCTTTCCTGACGCTGCATCACACCTTTGGGCCGCATTCTTATCACTGCACGATGGTAGAACATACGGCATGAGTGGCCCAAATCCTATCTCCTACGACATTATAGAATCTTGGTGTAGTCTAATGAACATCAGGCTTCTACCTTGGGAGATAGAAATTATTAAGTCTCTTGACAATCTCTGGATCAAGATAATCAACGAGGAGCAGAATGGCTAACGACCTTATTGAAATTGGTATTAATGTTCGTAGTAATGCTGAAACTGCTTCCCGTGGGCTTAATAGGCTTGAGGGTTCTGTTGTTAAGAACCTTAGGGCTGCTGAGCGCCTTGAAAAAGAATACAAGAGGCTTGACAGGGCTTTTAACGCAAACAAGATTTCCGCCCAAACTTATGCTCGTGGTGTGCAGGAAGTTGACCGGTCAATAGAAAACTTGTGGAAAGAGACAGATAGGGCTACGCAGGCAACGCAAAGGCTGAACGCAGCTACAAATAAGTCAAGGGTTGCGCAAAATCAATTTGGTGTCTTGGCAGACGATAACACTCGTAGGTTCAAAAGATTTGGGGCTGTCGGGCTTCAACAAGTCGGATACCAAGTCGGTGACTTTGCTGTGCAGATTCAAGGTGGGACGAACGCACTTGTGGCTCTTGGTCAGCAAGGCTCTCAGCTTCTCGGTATTCTTGGGCCTATGGGGGCTGTTGCAGGTTCCGCTCTAGCTATCTACACATCCATAGCAAGGGTTCGGCAAGAAACCTCAGGCTTAACCTTTGACTTTAAGGCTTTTTCCACAGACGTTCTAAGTTCACTAGAACCGATCATGCCAGTATTAACCGCTATCGGTGATGCTGTCAAAGCGGTTATGAGGACCATTATCCAGTTTGCTGACTTGGCAATACAGAATCTGGACACCATTGCTGTCGCCGCTGGCGGCTTTGCTGCTGTAATGCTTACTAGAATGGTTCCGTCTATTGTAGCAGCTACAAAGGCCATGACTGCATTCACTGTAGCTTCCATGAGGAATCCAATCATACTAGGCGCAACTGCCATAGCCTCTGCTATAGCTTTGATCTATGAGCTATCTAAGTCTTTTGGTAGCGTCACCGAGGCTATCGATTTAGTGGGCCAAGTCGTTAAAGAGGTTTTTACCTTTGACTCAATTGTAAACGGTTTGCTTGCTTTAAGCGCGAAAGTCTACGAGGTTTTCTCTGGTATTACGGTTGACTTGGGGACTATCGCAAAGGACATTTTGGCTGTTCTTCTTGAGCCTTTCAACAAACTAGGCGCTGTCGTCATGGGTGTCTATGAGGGCATCAAGGCAACTTGGGACCAACTACCCGGTTTGTTCAAAAGTGCAGGGGCTGCGGCTGCTAACTTTTTTATCAATGGTATGGAAGCCCTTGCGAGGGGTGCCACAAAGTCCCTTAACAAAATAATTGAAGGTCTTAATAGCATCCTAGATTTTGTCGGTGCTAAAAAAGCTGCGGAGTTGTTTGGTTTTTCTGGACAGATCAACACCCTAGACTTACCTGATCTTTCCGAGTTTCGGGTGTCTGCTGGAGAAGAGGGCCAAACAGCAGGTCAGGCATTTAGTGAAGGGTTTTCTCGCGGCTATGATGAGAGTCTTGTTGAGACGCCTGTTCTTGATTCTATTGATCGTATCATAGCTGGAGCTAAGTCGGCAGAGGATGCCTCTAGGGCCATTGCCAAAGCCTACGGCAGTTCCTTCATGGAATCTAATCCAGCACTAGAGGAGCTTATCAAGAGGGTCAAAGAGGGTAGTTCTGAAGTCAGTGACCTTGCAGATTATTTCAAAGAGGTCGGAGACACTGCTGACAAAGCCGGTAAGGCTGGTTCCAAAGCAGGTAAAGATATTGAAAAGGCTATGAAGACTACCCAAGATGTCTTTGATGATGCTTTCGTAACCGCACAAGAATTTGAAGTCCAACTTGCCGAGGGTCTGGTCAAGGGTATAGATTCTGTTAGTAATGCTTGGTCTGACTTTGTTATGCGTGGGTTCAAAGACTTCAAGTCTTTCGCTGACGCTGTGTTTAGCCAGTTCAAAAACCTTATCGCGCAGATGATTGCAACTGCGGCCAAAAACCGAATCATGATTAGCCTTGGCCTCGGCGGAGGTGGCGGTGGCGGTGGCGGCCTGCTGCCGTCTGTGCTGGGTGGCGGCGGTTCTGGCGGCGGTGGCTTTATGTCGTCTACGATTGGTTCAATGGGCACTGGACAGGGCCTTTCGGGCCTTGCGGGCGGCACGGGATTTATGGGCGGCGTAGGCAACAGCCTTGCTGCGTTTAGTGGTGGGATCGGCTCTGGCTTCGGGGCGTCCTTTTCCGCCGCTGGCTCTGTGCTATCAGGCGGCGCTTCTGTTGCTGCTGGTGGGGCTGGCCTAGCTACGACCATCGGGGCTGCGGTCCCCGCTATTGGCGCGGATCCTTACAAAAGAGCAATACGAAAAGATTGCGGAATATGCTGATCTGACTGGGCAGAGTATAGATGACCTTGCTCGTGAGCTAAACGGTGGTGCCGGAAAGCTTGACCGGGACACCCAGAGGATCATCAAAAGCATTGCTGATATTGCCGGGGGCATTGAAGAATTTGGTGAAAAGGCTGAGTTTTACGCACAGAACTTCTTAACCCAAGGTGAACAAGATCAAATTGTCCAAAGACGGGCAATGCAAGATTTGAACGAAGAGTTTGACGATCTTAACATCGCCATCCCCAAAACCCACGCAGAATACCGCAAGCTTGTTGAGGCTCAAGACCTAGCCACCGAGGCTGGCCGTGAGATGTATGCTGGCCTTCTTGACGCCGCCGAGGCTTTTGTAGCCGTCAAGGGCACCGCTGAACAAGCCGCAGCCGCTAGGGGCGCTGAAATCAAAGCTGAGAGGGAAGCAAGCAGGGCGCGTGAAGAAGCCAGAAAGGCTCGAATAGACGATGCTCGTGGCGACCTTCAAGAAGCTGTAAGCGAACGCGCTTTTAATTCGGTAGTGGAGACTGTCAGAGAAACCTCTGAGTTTCAGGCCGAGCTGCTGTTGATTTACGAAAACGTGAAGCTGCCGAGAGAACGCATTGAGGAGATGAAAAGAGAGGCAAAATCAGCGGGTAAAAGCCTCAAAGAAATGTTTGGGACATACGCAACGCTTGCTCGTGTTTCTGAATTTACCGAGCTTCGGCAAACCATACATCGCATCAAGCGCATGGGCAGGAGGACCAATGACTACCAAGAAGCGTTTGAAAGAATGTTTGGGCTTCTCAATGGTTTTGCAAGTCGTGTTGACGATGTCATTTCAACTGGATTTAGCGAGCTTCAAGATCGTCTCATAGGAACATCCACTCCTTTTGAGAGTGCTTACGATGTTATGGATCAAGTCGAAACTGTAATTGATACTGCAGGTGGGTTTCTAAGGTATGCAGGCAGGACGCTCGCTAGGGGCATTGGACCATATAGTAACAGCGGACTAAAATCGGCTCTTGAAACGTTCTCTCCGCAAGAGGTCGCAGGGATTACATCTGACGCCGCCAGTGGGTTTACGGGCACTGGCGTGCCTTCGAACGCTCTAGGCACCCTTGTGCGGCGGTATTTTGACATCAAGACTGTGGTTTCTGACTTCACTCTTGCCATTGGGCAATCTATTGCCGAGCCGATGCAAGAATCTTTGGAATTGTTCTTGCCGGATGTGCTTAGCTCGCTAGAAG